CGCTCGCCCGAGGCGATGCCGATCGCCTTCGCCGACGGCGCGAAGCCCTCCGTCGGGCACTCGACGTGGAACCAGATCGCCCGCGTCGCCGAGTTCAACGGCCACGCTCAGGGCCCGGTGAAGTTCACGCCCGAGGTGTTCGCGGAGATCCTCCGCAACTTCGCGGCGAACGGCAACGGGGAGATCCCGCTCGACTACGAGCACACGAGCGAGCGCCTCCCGGAGAACGCCGCGCTCGTCGGCGTCCCCGCGCCCGGGTGGGTGACGAAGGTCGAGGTGCGCAACGGCGGCCGCGAACTGTGGGCGCTCTTCAAGTGGGCGAGCGTCGACGCCGTCCGCTACGTGCGCGAGGGGCAGTACAAGTACGTCTCGCCCGCCATCAACTTCAAGTCGCGCGACAAGGTGACGGGGCGACCCGCGGGGGCGCGGCTGACGTCCGTCGCGCTGACGAACCACCCCTTCATCGAGGGGATGCAGCCGCTCGCGGCGGACGACCGCTCGCGCGCCCTCGACGCGCTGCTGACGCCGCTCGCGCGCGCGCTGAACGTCAGCGTCGCCGAGCTCGCGGCGGCCGTCGACGCCCTCAAGCCCGCCGAGCAGGCCGCGCTCGCGGCGCCCCCCGCGGACTCGCTGCACGCACCCACGAACGCCGCGGGCGCGCCCGCCACGGAGCCGAAGATGGACCCCGAGAAGACCGACGACGAGATGGCCGAGGGCGACGCCGCGATGGCCGACCTCCCGAAGATGCAGCCCGACGCCCCGCCCGCCGCCGCGGCCGGCGACCCCGCGAAGGACAAGGCCGACAAGGAGGCCGCCTCGCAGGACGACGGCGCGCGCGACCCCGCGGGCCGCTTCGCCTCGATGATGCGGTCGCTCGCCGCCAAGGTCGGCATGACCTACGGCGACGACGCCGCGGAGGCCGCTGAGGACGCGGTGCTCGCGCAGGTCGACGCGAAGCTCGCGGAGCTCGCCGACCTCAAGGCGAAGCTCGCCGCGATCCAGGAGCGCGAGAAGGCCGCCATGCAGGCCGACGCCGCCGCCATGAGCGACCGCGTCATCGCCGCGGGGCTCGCGCAGGCCGGCGCCCGCGAGCACCTCGCCGCGCTGTGCCTCGACAACCGCGTGGCGTTCGACGCGCTGTACCCCGTCGCCTCGATCGAGGCCGCCGAGGGCGCCCGCGCGCTCTCCGACCGCGGCGGCCCGACGCGCGACGGCGCCGCGATCCTCACGCAGCGCGTGGGGCTCTCGGGCGGCCGCGCCCCGACGACGCCCGACGGCTCGCAGACGTTCAACGACCGCGTGGAGGCCGAGACGGAGCGCGTGATGCGCGACGAGAAGGTCGACCGCTTCACCGCCCGCAAGCGCGCCGAGTTGGTCGTCCGCGCCTCGCACTGACCCCCACCACCCCACGAAGAGAGCAACACCATGGCATCCCCCAAGGCCACGCTGAACATCGTTCAGAACGTCGTCTTCAACACCGCGGAGACCGCGATCAACCAGTACGCGGCGCTGTTCATCAGCACCGCGGCCGACATGACCGTCCGCCTGCCCGCCGCCGCCGCGTCGACGCTCAAGTTCGCCGGCTTCGCGCGGCAGGCGCTCGTGAGCGGCGCCACCTCGATCGAGGTCATCACCCTCGGCCACGCCATCGCGAAGGCCGAGGCCGCCATCACCCGCGGCGACAACCTCGAAGCGGGCGGCACCGCCGGCACCGTGCAGACCGCCACGTCCGGCACCGTCATCGCCCGCGCGCTGGAGTCCGCGGGCGCGGCCGGCGACTTCATCCGCGTCGAGATCCTCAAGGTCGCCTGATCGGCGCCCACGCCCCCACCACCTCACGGAGACACACCACCATGACCCGCTACTTCCAGAGGGCGTCGGCGCAGGACTTCCGGCGCGTCGCCGCGTCGCAACTCGCCAACGCCACCGGCCCCGTCTCGCTGCGCGTCGGCAACGACCTCAGCCTCGGCGACGGCTCGCACGGCGCGCTCTTCAACGTCCCGATCTCGTCGCAGTTCGCCGACAAGAGCGTCAACGCGCTCTTCAACGTGCGCGCGTACGCGCCCTCCGACGAGCGCTTCCTGCTCTCGCTGAAGGAGTCGGGCGCCGCCCCGCACCTCTTCGCCGCGCCCGCCGCGGACTCGCTGCACGTCCCGACGTACATGCCGAACGTGCTCGAGCGCTACCGCAACAACGACATGATCGCGAAGGACATCTTCCCGGTCATCAAGGTCGGCAAGCGCTCCGACAAGATCGCCAGCGTCCCGATGGGCATCGGCATGTCGAACGTCGACACGAAGCTCGCGGGGCAGGCCACGTCGATGCCGCCGGAGCTCGACTGGTCCGTCGCGACGCGCGGCACGTACCTCGTCGAGGACTACGGCCTCGTGTCGTTCATCCCCGCCGACTCGGTGACCAACGAGGACGCGCCCTTCGAGGTGCGGCAGACCACCGCCGAGATCCTCGGCGACACGCTCGACCTCGGGCAGGAGCTGCTCGTCAAGACCGTCGTCACCACGACCGGCTCGTACGCCTCGGGCTACTCCACCGCCATCGCCACCACGTCGGCGCAGTGGGACAACCCCAACAGCGACCCCGCCAACGCGATGCGCGGGTACCGCAAGAAGATCCTGAAGGCGCCCGGCACGAAGATCGTCTGCGTCCTCGGGCACGACGTGTTCATCGCGCTCCAGCAGCACCCGAAGGTTCTCGCGGCGTTCTACGGCCGCGCGGCCACCGACATGGGCGCGACCCCGACGCTCATCGCCGAGAAGCAGCTCGCGTCGCTCTTCAACGTCGACGAGGTCATCGTCGGCCGCGCGAAGTACAACAGCGCCAACGACGGGCAGACCGTCAGCATGGTGGACGTCTGGACGAACTTCGCCGCGCTCGTGTGCGTGCAGACGCGCCCGTCGCCGATCCGCACCAACGGCTTCGCCTACCAGTACCGCTACAACAACGAGGCGATGGACGTGCAGTTCATCCCGTGGCTGCTCCCCGGCGTCCGCGGCGGCGAGTACTGCAAGGTGACGCACTCGACGCAGGCGTTCGTGACCTCGCCCTACTCCGGGTACCTCGTCACCAACGTGCTCACCAACCCGAACCCGTGATGAGCCGGCGCAACCGCTACCCCTTCGCGCGCCCCGACGCCGCGCAGCCGCAGCCCGCGGCGGTGTCGTCGGGGCCCGCGCCCTCCGCCCCCGGCGCCGCCCCCGCGGCCGTCGAGGCGCCCGTCGTCGACGATGCCGCCGCCCTGCGCGCCGAGGTCGAGGCGCTCAAGGCGCAGTTGGCGGCGAAGGCCGCCGCCACGCCGCCGCCCGGCCCCGGTCGCAGCGTGCTCCGCGTGGGCTGGACGGCCGTCCACTACGGCGGCCGCGACCACGCCCCCGGCGCGGCGTTCCCCTTCGACCTCGACGCGCCGCCCGACGACGTGTCGCCGGGCTTCCTCGCGGGCCTGCGCGAGGGCGTCCACTACGTGTGGGCCGCCGAGTGACGGAGTAGAGCGTGGCGATTCCGAACTACATCACCGCGGCGGACATCATCGCCCGCCTGACGCCGGAGGCGTACTCGCGCTGGTTCTCGCGCGGGACCAACGGCACGGTGGATACGGACTTCGTCGCGCTCTGCATCGACGACGCCTGCTCCGACTTCAACCAGATGATGGCCGACGCGCTGCCGGGCGACTGGACGGCGGACGCTCACACCGTGTCGGCGATCAACAAGCGCGTGCTCGTCAACCTCGCGCTCTACTACGCCGCCGAGGCGAACCCGCGCGTCGACGCGGCGACGGGCAAGAGCGCCAACCCCTTCGACGGGCAGCGCGAGAAGGCGCGCGAGCACGCGAAGGAACTCCGGCAGGGGCACGCGCGGCGGAACTACACCGAGGCCGTCACGACGCCCGCCCCGCGCGGCGGCGCCGTGTTCGCCGGCCCCGACGGCAACGCGAGCGACGCCTTCCAAACGCCCTTCGTGCAGCAGGCCAACGGCTCGCTCCCGACGGGCTTCTGATGGGCGCGCTCGTCAACGCCATCGACGCGATGCAGGCGACGGTCGACCACGAGCTCATCTTCGCGCTCATGGAGGGCGCGGAGATCGTGGCGACCTCGGCGCAGACCGCGCACGTCTACCAGAACCGCACGGGCCGGCTCGAAGCGAACACCCGCGCCGAGAGCGTCACCGGCAGCGTGCGCAGCGGCTACCGCGTCCGCGTCGTCGGCGCGCGGCCCTACGGATCGTTCCTCGAAGAGGGGACGGCGCGCATTCAGGGCTTCGCCTTCCTGCTCCCCGCGTGGGAGCGCATGGAGGACGCGGTCGCCGCCACCGTCTCCCGCCGCCTCGTCTTCGCCCTCTGATGCCATGGCCGTTGCGACCCTCGCCGACGCCGACACGCGCCTCTACAACGCCCTCGCCGCGCTCGTGGCGGAGCCCGTGGCGGAGGCGACTCCGTTCGGCTCCGTGGGCCGGTGGGAGGGCCCCGTTCCGCCCACGGGCCTACCCGCCGCGAAGTTCCCGGCGGTGATGCTGCGCTTCGACGGCGAGCAGCCCGTCGCCCGCGACGTGCAGACGTTCGGGCTCGGCATCGAAGACCGTTCGCAGGCGAACTGGTCCGCGCTCGTGCAGCTCTATGACCCGCAGTTGATCGACCGCATCGTCAACGGCACCGCCGCGCACCCCGGCGTCCTGCGCCTCTGCGACGCCGTGAAGGCCGCGTGCAACGGCCTCTGGCTCGCGGGCGCCCACATGGAGCGCACGCTGCGCTTCGCGGGCACCGCGCGCGAGGCCGGCGGCCCGCAGCCGTCGACCGTCGTCTACGCCGTGCGCTTCGTCGCCGAGCTCGACGCGCCCAACGCCACCGACGCGCAGATCGCGGCGGACGCCTCGCCGACGCTGAACCCCGTGGCGGCCGACGTGAACATCGAGGGCACCGGCACGCCCGCGCCGAACCCCCTGGTGCAGTTCGTCGCCGCGCCGAACCCCTGAGCCTCCCGCCTCCCCCGCAACCCCCACCCCGAGAGCTTCCGCCATGCCCGAGACCATCCGCGTCCGCGCCGTCGGCGACGCGCGCCTCCCCGTGCCCGGCAGCGCCTCCGCGCGCTACGTCGGCCGCGACAAGAAGGGCGCCCCCATCGCCGAGGGCGTCGACGTGCCCGCCGACTCCTACCACCGCCGCGCCATCGCCCGCGGCGACCTCGAAGAGGTGACCTCGTGAGCATCGCCGTCGCCGGCCTCCCCGCGTCGCGCAAGACGCCCGGCATCAACTTCAACGTCGTCCTCGGCGGCCCCGGCACGTCGAGCGGTGCGGCGACGAAGTCGATCATGCTCCTCGGCAACATGCTCCCGAGCGCGATCACGGGCGCGTCGCCGTCGTTCAGCGTCGCCGCTGGCAGCGCCTCCGCTGCAACGGTGGTGAGCGTGCCGAGCGAGGCCGACGCCATCACGCTCTTCGGTCAGGGGAGCGAACTGCACCGGATGACCAAGCAAGTCTTCGCGCAGTACCCTGACGCGACGCTCTACGCGTGCCCCGTGGCGGAGGCGTCGGGCACCCGCGCAAGCGCCGTGCTCACGTTCGTCAACGCGGCGACGGCGGCGTTCACGATCCGCATGAAGATCTGCGGCGTCACGTTCGACGTGCCCGTGGCATCCGGCGCGGCCATCGCGACGATCTCTGAGGCCGTCGCCGATGCCATCAACGATCAGGCGGACCTCCCGGTCACGGCACAGTTCGCCCTCGGCGCAACGACCATCACGGCGAAGCAGAAGGGCCCCCGCGGCAACTGGATCATCGTGGACGCCTACTTCGTGGCGGCGGGCTCGACGATCGAGACGCGCATCACCACGAGCGCGGTCACGTCGCCCGGCGCGACAACGACGGGCCAGTGGTCGGGCAACGGCACCGTCTACGGCAACACCACCGCCGATGAGGTCCCGCTCGGAAGCGGCGCGACGCAGGACGACTTCACCGCGGCCCTCACGGCCATCGAGCCCGTGCGCTACGACCGCATCGTCGGCGCGTGCATCGACAGCACGAACGTCGGCCGCGTCGTCACGCACGTCAACACCAACGCCGGCCCGACGGTGCAGCTCCTCGAGCAGGCGGTCGTCCCGAGCGTCGACACGTACGCGAACGCCGTCACCTTCGCGACGGGGCAGAACGCGGCGCGGCTCCAGGTCGCGTGGCACTACGCGAGCCCGCTCCCGCCGCCCGACGTGGCCGCGCAGCTCGCGGCGTGCCGCCTGAACGCGGACGCCGCCGTGGGCGGCTCGCGCGTCGGCGAGGCGAGCGACCCCGCCGCCAACCTCGACGGCCTCGACCTCGCGACGGTGATCGTGCAGCGCGTCCCCGCGGACCGCCCGACGCCGACGGAGGTCGAGGGCGCGCTCAACAACGGCCTCGCGGTGCTCGCGCCCTCGGGCTCGCGCCCCGGTTACGCCGCGCTCGTGCGCTCGGTGACCTCGCGGTCGACCGCCTCGGGCGTGCCGAACTACGCCGTGATCGACACCGCGTACGTCACGGTCACCGACTACTGCGCCGACCGCTACCGCGGGCGCCTCACCACCGACCTCGCAGGCGCGAAGCTCGGCGCCGACCTCGCGAACGGCCAGCCCGCGTCGCGCGCGCCCAACGTCACCACGCCGTCCATCATCTGGCAGCTCATCTTCGGCTACCAGAAGGAGGACGAGGCCGCGGGGATCATCCGCGACGTGGACGCCAACCTCCCGCTGCTCGTGGTCGAGGCGGACTCCGGCACGCCCGGCCGCATCAACTGCGACATCCCCGTCGAGCCGGTGACCGCGCTGCACCAGGTGTTCGGCTACGTGCGCCAACTCGCGAGCCTCTGAGGAGCCCTGAACCATGGCCGTCTACTCGCAGCCCGGATTCCTGATCTACCGCGGCCGTCCCGTGCTTCAGTCGACACAGATCGACTACAAGCAGGACGGCAACAACAAGCCCGTCATGACGCTGCTGCTCGGCATGGCGGGCCACACGCCCGGCCCGACCACCGTCGAGCTCACGTTCTCCAACGCGATCCCGGCCGACGGGCCCGAGATCGACTGGAAGCAGGTCGAACTCGCGAAGGCCGAGATCCCGCTGACGTTCAAGATGGCGAACCAGTCGGTGAACCTCGTCGGGATGGTGATGAGCGTCAGCGCCTCGACGCAGACCGAGGGCACGCCCAACAAGCTCGACGTGACGTACTCCGCGCGCGTCGTGAGCGTGTGAGCGCATGGCCGGCGACGACATCCTGAAGGGGTCGAAGCTCTCGAAGATGCTCGCGGGGCGTTCGCGCCCCGTGCGCGTCTTCGACCTCGAGGTGGTCCGCGAGGGCAACCCCGAGGGGCTCAAACTCGCGGTGCGCACGCTCTCCACCGAGGAGACCATCCGCGCGCAGAGCGACGCGACCGCGTGGCTCGTGAAGGTCGGGTGGAGCCGCGAAGACCTCTTCGGCGACGCTGGCAACGCGGCGCTCAACCTCGAGACGATGGTCCGCATCCTCGCGGTCGCGCTCGTCGACCCCGAGGCCACCGAGGTGCCGTTCGCGAAGGACGCGGATGAGCTCCGCAAGTGCTTCGACGCGGACGAGATCCGCGCGTGTTTCGACGAGTACAACGCGCACGTCACGGAGCGGTCGCCGTTCCGGTTCCTGAAGTCGCTCGCCGAGGCGCGGGAGGTCGCCGACGCCCTGGGAAAAGGGCTGACCTCAGCGACGAGCTTGCCGCGCTTCGATACCACTTCGCTGCGGCTCATCATCAGTTCACTGGTCGAGCGGGCGACACGGCCGACGACGCCGAGATCCTCGGCTACCTCGCAGCCCACCGACTCGCCCGGCGACTCCTCGCCGAGCTCGACGCCCAGCCCCCCGGTGATGACGGTGTCGGAAGGCTGATGTCGGCGCTCCTCTCCCGCTCCTGACGCATGGCCCGCGCGGTACTCGAAATCGACGGCGACACCTCGGGCCTCGTCGCGGCGTTCGGCGCCGCGAAGAAGGCCGCCGAGGACGCCGAGCGCGCGGCCAAGCGCAGCGGCGGCGCCTACCGCGAGAGCGCCCGCAATGCCGCCGCCGCCGAGCGCGCGGTGGTGACGGAGGCGCAGCGCGCCGTCGCCGCCTCCGTCCGCGCCGAGCAGCAGCGCACCCGCGCCGCGCGCATGAGCGCCGAGGCCCGCAAGCGCGCCGAGGAGGACGCCACGCGCGTCGCCCGCGAGGAGGCCCGCAAGCGTGGGCTGTCCTCGGAGCAGGAGGCGCGGGTGAAGCAGAACGCGCTCGAACGCTACACGCGCCTCTACGAGCAGGAGGAGCGCCGGCAGACGGCGGCCGCCGAGCGCGAGGCCGCGAAGCGCCGGCAGGCGTGGCAGCGGTCGTTCAACGAGTGGCGCCGCGGCGTCGAGCAGGGCCACCGCGAGGAGCGCCGCACCGTCGAGCGCGCGGCCACCGTCGCCGGCAGCGCGGCGGGCGGCGCCGCGGGCTTCGTCGGCAGCGCGGCGGGCATGATCCGCGACGCGCGCGCCTCCCGCGCCGGGGCGGAGCGCAGCATCGGGAACGCGCTCTTTCAGGCTGGCGGCGAGCGCCGCGATGTGGTCGCCGCGATGCAGAGCGTCTCGCAGTTCGCCGCGCGCGAGGGCATCTCAACCGACACGATCGCAAGCGCCATGCAGTCCGCGCAGGGCGAGTTCTCGGTGTTCGGCGACGCCCACACGAGCGCGACGACGCGGCAGGAGCGGCTCGGCGCATTCCTCGACAACGTCAAACTTGCGCGTGACACGGGCAACGACGAGGCGGAATTCGCGAGGCTCGCGGGTCTCTTCAGCAACCAGAACATCGACCCGACGACGCAGCGCCAACTGCTCCTCTACGCCGCGGGCGCGGCGCAGCGCGGCGCAGTGGAGGTCGGCGCGATCACGCGGCAGTCCATGCCCGCGATCACGTCGCGCATGGGTACTGCGATGGCGCAGGCGCGCGCGTCCGGCCGCAACCCGCAGGAGGCGGCCGTCGCGGAGTTCCGCGAGGCGATGGCGGAACTTGAGGTCGCCCGCGGGACGCAGGGCGCCACGCCGCGCGAGGCGGGCAACGCAATGCGCAGCCTCACGAACTCTCTCCAGAGCACGGTCACGCAAGACCGCCTCCGCACGAACATCTCCACCGCCCTTGGCGCGAACAGCGCCCTTGAGCAACGGCTGTTTGAGGCAGACCCGAACCGGCGCGGCGAACGGCGCCTGCGCGAGCAGTACCGCAGCGGCATCGACCTCGTCTCCGCGTTCGGCGAGGCCGGCATCTCCTCGACGCAGTTCCAGAACATCGTCCGCGGAGGCGGACACGGCAACCCGCAGTCGATGCTCGCCAACGAGCGTCGCATCCTCGGCAACTTGCTGAACGCCGACGCAGAGGGCAAGACCGGCATCCAGCGCGTCCGCGACATCCGCGACCCGAGCGTCGCCCTCTCCGAAGCCGACGTCACCCGCGGCGCTGGCGTCTTCGGCGGCGACGAGCAGGCGCGCCTCGCGCGGCTCGAAGAGACCCGCCTGAACGCGCTGACGACGAACACGGAGAGCATCGAGCGCCTCACGCACGCCGTCGACGGCTTCGCCGCGCGCAACCCCATCGCGACGGCGGGCGTCGCCCTCGGCGTCGGCGCCCTCGTCACCACCGCCGGCGCGAAGGTGACCGCGGCGGGCGTCGCCGCGCTGCTCGCGGGCGAGAACAACCACGCGCTGATCACGGGGCGCGACATCGGCGGGCGTCAACTCTCCGTCGGGGAGCGCGCGTTCCGCGGCGCCTCGCTGCTCCTCGCGGGCACCGTCGCGGGCCCCGTCGGTGCGCTCGCCGCGGGCGCCCTCGCGGGCGGCCGTGACGTGGCGGGCGCAGTCCCGCGCGGCGTCGCCAACGAGGCGCTGACGATGGTCACGCGCGCGCTGACCGACCTGAACGCCACGCTCCGCGGCGGCATCACCGCGAACGTCTCCCCCGTCGACGCCGCGCACGCCGCGGCCGCCGCCCCCGCGCCCGAGGCGCCCGCCCGATGACCGACGTCCTCGCACGCACGCAAGAGGCTTCGTACGAGGGGCTCGCGTTCCCCGTCGAGTCGGCGGAGACGCAGGGCGGCAACGACTTCGCGCAGCACGTCGCGTACAGGCGCCGCGGCGCCGACATGGAGTTCACGGGGCTGCGCGCCTACTCGGGCACGCTCGTGATTCCGATCTTCGACGCGCCGCAACTCGTGCAGCGGTACGGCGACCCCCTCGCGCTGCGGTACGACCTTCAGGAGAAGTTCGAGACGACGCCCATCGGGACGCTGACGCACCCGACGTTCGGCACCTTCCGCGCGGCCATCACCGACTGGTCGGAGCCGCTCGACCCGATGGTGCGCGGCGGCACGCGCTGGACGGTCAAGTGGACGGAGCACAACGGCGAGGCGGGGAGCCTGCTCGCGCCCGAGTCGCCCGCCACGGCGCCGACGCAGCCCGAGACGCTCACGCGCGCGTCGCAGGCCGACGCGGCGGGCGCCAACCTCGCCGGCTACACCCCCGCGACGCCCTCGGTGCGGTCGGGCCTCGACGCGCTCTCCGGCGTGGCGGTGGGCTTCACCGTGGCGACGACGGCGATCAACACCATGCTCGGCGTCGTCAACGGCAACCTCGCCCTCCCGGCGATGGGGCGCGTCGGCTCCTACGAGGCGCTCACGGCGTCCCTCGCGCTGCGCGAGGCCGTCCTCGGGCTGCGCGCGCAGTACCTCCCGTCGCCGACCGCGCGCTACTACACCGTCCCCGTGGGGATGGCGCTGTTCGAGGTGGCCCAACTGGTCTACGGCGACGCCTCGCGCGTCGGCGTGCTCCTCGGCGCGAACAGCGTCAGCGACCCGCTCCTGCTCGCGCCCGGCCGCGTGATCCTCGTCCCCCCGCTCCCCGCGTCGTGACCGTCGAGAGCTACACCACCGACCACGAGGTCAAGCTGACGCTCGCGTCGTCGGGCGTCGAGCTCGACGTGTGGGACGAGTACGCCATCACGCTCGACATGCTCACGCCGGGGTCGCCGTTCACCTTCGCGCTGTGGTACTCCCGCGACCGGCAGACGACGTGGGAGGTGCTGCGCCGCTCGGTGAAGGTCGGCGACTCCGTGGTGCTGTCCATCGACGGCGCCCCGCAGTTGAACGGCCGCATCGAGACGATCCGCACGCCGGTGGACGGCCACGGCTCGCGGACGATGGTCATCACGGGCCGCGACCTCGCGGGCCCCGCGCTCGACTTCGACGCCGACCCCGCGATCAACGTCGTCGGGCAGCGCCTCGAAGACGCGCTCCGCCGCGTGTTCGCGTCGGTCAACGTCCCCTTCCGCATGACCACGGCGGACGCGGCGCGCGAGGTCACCACCAAGAAGGCAGCGAGCCGCGGCAACGGCGCCGACGCCGCGCGGCTCGCCGAGCTCGACGCCATCGCGTCGTCGCCCCCGACGCTCATCGTCCCGCCGACGCAGCCCACGATCACGGCGCTCGGCATCGGCGCGCCCCTCGGCCGCGCGGTCGGCATCCGCGTCGACCCGATCAATCTCACGCCGATCGACCCCGCAGCGGGGCTGCGCGCGTCTGCCGCCGCCGAGGCCGCCCGCATCCGGGCGCGGCAGCGCGCGGCGCGGAACAAGAGCGTGATCGTCGACGAGGCGCACCCGCGCCCCGGTGAGCGCGTGTGGCAGTTCGCGGAGGCGCTCGTCGCGCGCCTCGGGATGCGCCTGTGGGTGTGCCCCGCCGCCGACGGCTCGCTGACCGTCGTCGCCGACCGACCCGACGACTCGACCGCCCCGACGTTCGCCTTCACCCGCGTGCTGCGCGACGGCACGGACACCGGCGCCGGCAACGTGCTCGCGTCCACCGAGGAGATCAACCTCCGCGGCGTCCCGACGGCGGTCGCGGTGTTCGCCGGCTCCGGCCGCGGCGACAAGGTGAGCGCGCGCGGGCGCGCCATCGTCGAGAACGCGCGGCTCGGCGACCGCGCCGTCACGCGCGGGTTCGTGCTGCGGCCGACGCCGCTGCAACCGCGCTTCGTGCGGAGCGACCGCGCCCGCACGCGGCAGCGCGCCGAGCAGGAGGCGCAGCGCATCATCACCGACGCGATGGCCGGCTTCCGCACGTACACCGCGACCGTCCGCGGCCACGGCCAGCGGGTCGACGGGGCCGCGCGCCTCTTCGCGATCAACACCACGGCGCGCGTCGTCGACTCGACGCAGACCGACCCCGACGGCAACCCGCTCGACGAGGTGATGCTCATCACGCGCCTCGAGTTCCGTCGCAAGCGCGAGCAGGGCGTGAGCGCGGGCGCCGGCACCCTCACCACCGCGACGCTCGTCCCGATCGGCGCGGTCGACCTCACCCCGACGCAATCCTGATGCTCTCGTTCGTCAACGTCGCCCGCTTCGTGGTCTCGACCGCGCGCCGCGTGCTCACCGCGTCCATCCTCGGCGCGGGCGACCCCGGCGACGACGCGAGCGCGGAGCGCGTGGACGGGTGCGAGGTGGCGCAGCCCCTCGGGCTCTTCGCGCAGCCCGCGGTCACCGCGAACACGGAGGCGCTCATCGCCCGCATGGGCGACGAGGTCGTCATCCTCGCGGTGGTTGACAAGAGCCGCCCCGCGCAGAACGTCGAGGCCGGCGAGACGCGGCTTTACGGCGTCGGCGCGTCGAACGCGACCACCGTGATCCGCCTCCGCAACGACGGCTCCATCGAGATCACCGCGAAGGACGGCGCGAACGTGGCCGTCAACGTCTCGGGCGCGGGCGACGTAGTGCTCGACGGCGGCTCGCTCAAGAGCGCGCGCGTCACCGACCCCGTCAACGTCGCAGTCATCACGGCGACGGCGGGCCCCTACCCCGTGACCTTCTCGACGGCCTTGGTGAACGCCTCGGGCGTCCCCGGCGTGCCGACCGTGGGCGCAACGGCAACCATCTCCGGCGTCATCGCGTCGAGCGGCGGCGCCGCGCATGTGAAGGCGTAGCAACGATGTCGATGTTCGCGGGCGACAGCGACTGCACCACGGGGCTCTCCGGGCGCATCTACACCTACCTCACGGGCGACAGCCGCAACGGCTTCTCCTCGCCGATGACCGCGGCGCAGTCGGGCGCCGTCAAAGCGCTCTGCTACGCGGTCGCGCGCGGCGTCGTCGCCGAGGTCAACGCGAACGGCGCCTGCTCGATCACCGTGAGCATCGACCAACTCGCGGCGGGCGTCCCCGCCTCCGCGACCATCCTCGGCGGCAGCATCTCGTGACCGCGTCCGTCCCCGTCTACGCCGTCACGCGGCGCCGCGACCCGACCTCGGGCGAGGTGGTGTTCGACGGCAACCGCTGGGCCTCGTCGCCGTCGCCGATGGCCGAGGTCGTGCTGATGGTGCTCCGCTCGCGCCGCGGGCAGTGCCTCGCCGACGCGACGTTCGGCGTGCCGTGGGACCGCGTGCAGAAGCTCGCCACGGGCGCGGCCGCGGCGGCGAAGGCCGCCATCGAAGAGGGGCTCCGCTACCTCGTCAACGAGGGCTCCATCGCGCGCCTCGCCGTCGAGACCGAGGTCGACGTGCAGCGCGGCGCGCTCCTCTACACCGTCACCTTCACCGACCCGCGCCTCGACCGGCGCGTGCGCATCAACGGGGCCGTCTAGTGGCATTCGCAGGGCAGACCGTCGACGAGATCACGAGCACGCTCCTCGGGTACTGGCAGACGGAGTACGCCGCCGCCACGCCGCCGCGGACGCTGCTCGTCTCCCGCGGGAGCGACGCATGGATGTGGGCCCGCGGGCTCGCGTACATCCTCCAAGGGCTCGACGCGCAGGCCGCGCAGAACGCCCGCGACATCCTCCCGGACCAGGCGAGCGACGAGGCCGTCGCGCGCTTCGGCAACGTCTACGGCGTGCCGCGGCGCCCCGGCGTCGGCGCGCAGTTCACTGTGGTCGTCACCGGCGCCCCGTCGACCACCTTCGCCGTCCCCGTCGGCAGCGCGCTCGCGTGGACGGACGGGACGCTCTACTCGCCGCTCGCGCCGTCGGTGACGACCGACGTGTCGGGCAACGCGAACCTCGACGTCGAGGCGACCACCACGGGCGCGAGCACCACCCGCGACGCGGGCGACGTGCTGACGTGGCAGAGCGCCCCCGCCGGCCTCAGCCCGACCGCGACGGTGTCGACGTCGATCACGACGGGCGCGGACGTGGAGTCGATCGGCGATTGGGCGCAGCGCATCATCGGGCGCCTGCGCGAGCGGCCGGGGTCGGGGAATCGGAGCGACTGGAAGGCGTGGGTCGAAGCGTTCACGGGGCTCGACATCCGCGACGTGTGGGTCTACCCGCGCCTCAGGCCGCCAGCGAGCGCGCCGGGCCTCGGCGAGCCCGAGACGCTGGGCTGCGTCACCATCGTGGTCGCCGGCCCGTCGCAGGGCGACCGCCCCGACAACACGCGCGTCCTCGGCGGCACCGCGGGCGGCACGCTCGGCACCGTCAAGGCGTACATCAACGGCCTCGTCGACTCGTCCGGGCTCGTCGTCACCGACGGCGTACAGCTCCGTCCCGTGGCGATGGCCGACGCCGACTGGACCGTCGAGGCCATCGCCGAGACGTCGCCGGTGAACGTTCAAGTGACGCTCGTCACGAACACCGCCAACCGCTTCAGCTTCTCGGGCTTCTCGCCCGCGATCCATGCGTCGAGCACGCGGACGTCGCTCGTCGCGACGGGCGACTACGCCTCCGGCACCACCGACCTGACCAACCTCGCCGTGCTCGTCAACGTCGGCACCGCGGTCTACCGCGGCGGCTACTACCGCGTCGTCCTGCCGCAGGGCACGTACGACGGCGGCACCGGCCGCACGACGTGGGATCTCACCGCGACGCCCTTCCCCGTCGGCGCGACGCCCTCCGGCACCATCTACGGGTGCCCCGGGTGTTGGGGGTCGCTCCGGCTGGCCGCCTTCTCGTGCTTCGATGCCTTGGGCGCGGGCACCGCCACGTCGTCCATCGACGCCACGCCCGTCGAGCGGTTCCCGACGGAGGACGCCGGGGCGCGCGCGACGCTCTACCGCGACGCGCTGCGCGGCCTCCTTGCCGGCGCCCCCGGCGTGCTCTCGGCGAACGTCACCAGCCCCGGCGCGGATGTGACGCCCAACCAGAAGACCGTGGTCGTCCTCGGCACCTTCCTCGCGGTCGGATCGTGAGCACCCGCTACGTCAGCCGCCCCGACGACGCGGTGTACGTGATCCCCCGCCCGCGCGCGTTCGGCGTCTTCTTCTCGCGCTCGCTCGACCCGTCGGGCGACGCGCTCGTCTCCGCGGTGCTGCTGCGCGAGGGGCTCGTGTACCTCATGTTCCCCGACCCCGCGCGCCCCGCCGGCTACCTGCTCGCGACGTCGACGGGCGGCAAGGCGTCGGGCTCCTACGACCTCCCGTCGAACGTCTCCGGCGGCGCCCGCGGCGTGCCCGAGGGCGTCTTCCTCTCGCAGATGAACCAAGCGTGGCGGAAGTGGGCCGCGAGCGTCGGCCTCAACCCCGACTCGTCGGAGAACGGCCCCGCGAGCGCGGGCGGCCCCGTGTGGGTTGTCCCCTCGGGCTCGACCTCCGACCCCGACCCGCACCTCGCGTCGCTCGCCGTTGCGGCGAAGGCGTGGGGCTGGCAGCGGGTGGTCACGGCATGACGCACGAGCCGTTGACGCAGGCGCGTGGCGCGTCGCACGGGTTGTTGCATCGACTGCAATGCACCGGCGACGTGCGCAGGTTCGTCTCGCACCCGTTCGACGGCTCGCCGTCGCAGTCGACGAACGGGGCGACGCAGGCGCCCGGAACGCACACGCCCGCGACACACGTCACCACCCTGTTCGGCGCCTCGCACCGCGCCCCGCACGCCCCGCAGTGCGCGACGGTCTCGCGGATGTTCACCTCGCAGCCGTTCTCGACGTTGCGGTCGCAGTCGCCGAAGGACGGCTCGCACGAGACGATCGAGCATGCCCCGCCCTCGCACCCGTTGCGGGCGACGTGGGCGTTCGCGCACCGCCGCCCGCAGCCTCCGCAGTTCGTCGGGTCGGAAGCCGTGTTGGCCTCGCAGCCGTTGGCCGCCTCGCGGTCGCAGTTCGCGGCGGGCGCGGCGCACACCAGCGGCCCGTCAGGCGCGGCGTCGACCGCGGCCTCCGGCGGCCCGTCAGGGGGCGCCGGAACGTCCGCAGCGGCCTCCGGGGCATCCACCCCCGCGTCGGGCGCTGTAGGGCCGTCCACGGGCGGCGGCGGGGCGTCCCCGGCCTCGGGCCCCGCGTCCGCGCCCGGGCAGGCGCACGCGCCCCACACGCCGAGGGGCCCGCACTCCTGCGCGCCCTGCGCCCCTCCGGGGCAGGCGCACGACTCGACGCGACCGATGGCGCCGCACGACACGGGCGGCTCCCCGGCGCAGGCGAGGAGCAGGGCGAAGAGGACGACGAGGGCGAGGGGTGGCGACCGCATGGCCCCATGCTACGCGCGCCGCGCCGAGGGGGTCGACGCTGGCCGTGTGAGCAGGGGCGGCAAGGTAAGCGCATGACGTACTCCGCCCCACAGGGCCCCTTCCTCCAAGCGCTCCCGACGGAGAACAGCGTCGAGGGCGCCATCGCGCGCCAGCTCCTGCGGCTCCTCGGGCCCGCGGTGCAGGCGCCCGACGGCTCGCTGAACGCCGCCGACGCGCTCGCCCTCGGCGCCGCCCTGCGCGACGCGCGGCAGACGCAGCTCGACAGCGCCTCTCAGGCGTTCGTCGACTCGGCGACGTACATGCTCACGGAGCTTGAGGGGCTCTACGGCGTGCTCGTCGACGAGACGATGACCGACGCCGCGCGGCAGGCGAGGCTGACGGCATTCGTCCGCACCGTGATCGGCGCGAGCCCGCAGAACATCGAAAGCGCGGTCGCCGCGTACACGGGCTCCGCGACGGTGCGGGAGACGAGCGTCGCCGCCGCGCTGCGCAGCGTCGTGACGCCGACGGCCGACGACTACCGCAAGGTGTTCCACTTCGCGGTGATCGTGCCCCTCGCGATCGTGTCGAGCCCGACGGCGTACGCCGAGGCCGTCGCGATCGTCGCGCGGATGCTGCCCGCGCACACCTCGGCGTCGATCGCCAACGCGACCCCCTTCTACGTCGACGGCGAGAGCGACTCGTTCGTCGACTACACCGCCCTCGGAGGCTGAACGACCGTGCTCGTCTTCAAGAACTACGGCCCCGGCAACAAGGTTTGGTCGGTCGAGCTCAACACGATTCAGGAGCGCGCCGCGTCCGCGCTGGTGTCGTCCGCCGCGTCCAACGACCTCGCGGCGATGGCGTCCGGCTCCGTCGCGATCGTGTGGCAGTACGCGAGCACGCTCGCGACCGGCAACCTGCTGACCATCATCGGGAAGAACGTCGTCGTCTCCGACGGCGCGGGCGGCACCACCACCGCCGCCGTGTCGTGGCGCGACCGCGTCATCTACTCGGCCTTCTTCCGCGACTTCGCGTCGGTCAACAACATCCCCGGCACGGTCAACGACTACGAGTACGGCTTCGCCGGCTCGAACTACTCGAACTTCCCCGGCTACTTCGGCAACGGCGCGAAGGACGCGGGCGGCGCGAACGTCACCGCCGGCAACCCGCCCGTCCCCGGCGCCGGCACGTCGTGGGCGCCGCTCGTCACGTCGGGGCTCTACCTCTACGTCGACCCCGCCGACGACGCGCTGAAGATCTACAACGACACGGGCTCGACCATCACCGCGCCCTTCCTGCACCTCGAGCTCAGCGCGCCGACCGGCAAGCGTTGACGCCCTCCCGACCTCCCCGAACCACGTCCACCCGCGCGCCCGCGGCACCCGCCGCGCTGCGCCCTCACACGCCCACGGAGACCCCCAGCACCATGCCGAACTACCCCGAGTCCCTCACCGTCGCCCTGCGCGCGTACGGCCCCGCCGACTTCAACGGCGCCCTGACCCTCACCGACGCGCCGCAGACCTCCGGCACGCGCACGCTGCTCACGCTGACGGGCGTCGCCGACACCGGGATCACTGCGAGCACCGAGCAGAGCGACGCCGTCTTCAACGGCGCGCGCACGCTGACGTGGGCGACGGGCGCGCTCACCAACCAGCGCAGCTTCCGCTTCGCCGCGCCGACGCTCGCCTTCGCGGGCGCCTCCACCGTCACCAGCGCCGCGACGGTGTACATCGACCGCGCGCCGCAGGCAGGCACCAACGCGACGCTGACCAACGCCTACGCGCTGTGGGTCGACGCGGGCACCACGCGCCTCGACGGCACCACGCTGTTCAACGGCGCGATCACCGCGGACACCACCGACTCGTCGGGCACGCCCGGCGCGGCCACGATCAACAAGCCGAGCGGCAAGGTCGCCATCGCCATCGGACAGTCGTCCGTCACCGTGACGAACTCGCTCGTGACCTCGGCCTCCACCGTGCTCGCCGTGCTCCAGTTCGCCGACGCGACCGCGACGACGATCCTGAACGTCGTGCCGACCTCGGGCGCGTTCACGATCAACGTCAACGCCAACGCGACGGCCGCGACGAAGGTCGCGTTCCTCGTCCTCAACTGACCGGGGCGCCGCGGATGGCCTACAAGCTCACGCAGGGGCCCGCGGTCATCCGCGCGGCCTCCCTCACCCTCACCGGCACGCTCGCCAACGTCCTCGGCGACGCCGACTCCGACAACGCCAACGCGACGAGCGGCGCGGTCGCGATCGGCGCCCTCGCGACGCTCGTGCTCCGCGTCCCCTACACGCGCCACGGCTCGTCGACCACGGGCCGTCCCATCGTCCGCGTGTACGGCTCGCTCGACGCCGAGGGCACCGCGGCCGCGTCGGTGTCCAACTGGCAGGGCGTCATGCTCCTCGACGGCTCGTCGTTCTCCTCGGGCGCCGTCGAGCTCTACCCTGAGCAGATGAAACTCAACCCGAGCGCATCGGGCGCGACCGTGTTCTCGTCGCACCTCATCAACGTCTCGCCGTTCAACTGGATTCTCGTCCAACTCGCCGACGTGGACGGCACCAACCCCGGCGAGGTCGCGAACCTCGCGTACGGGGGCGCGACGTGAGCGCCGTCGACCCGAACAACCCGGTGATCGTCATCCCGGGCGGCGGCGGCGCCACCCTCCCTGACGTCCCCGCGGCGGTGCTCGAAGACCTCGCCTCTCCGTCCACCCTCGTCGGCCTCGACGCGGCGGGCATCGGCACGTCGCTGACGGCGTCGCAGTCCGCGTCGTTCGTGCGGCAGACGCGCAGCGTCGCGGGCTCGTCGTTCACCGCGTCCGCGGGCCTCGGGACGGCGACGGCGTCGACGCTCACGATGACGACCGCGGTGCGGACCTCGGGGTCGTGGGCGGATCAGCCGCGCCTCGCCTACGCGCACGGCGGCGACCCGTGGAACGTCGACGTGAGCGCCACGCTCGCGGCGTTCACCGGCGGCGACGCCTCGAGCTTCGCCCCGATCACGCTGCGCAACACCGCGGGCGCCCTGATGCTGCTCGCGCAGGCGCGCGCGAGCGACGGCCTCGTCACCGTCTACGACGCGAGCAGCCTGCTCGCGTCGAGCGCCGTGGCCCTCCCGCTCGACGGCACCGGCGCCCTGCGGATCGTGCTCGCGAACGCCATCGCGACCGTCTACCAGAGCGAGGACTCGGGCACGAACTGGCGCCCGATCTACCGCGGCAACATGGGCATCCCCTCGGCCACGCCGTGGGCGTACACGCGCGTGACCTTCAACCTCTACCAAGGCGGGGCGCCCGGCGGCACGGTCACCGCGCGGTGGTCGGGCGTCTCGCTCGCGGTGCCGCTGTGACCGACCTCTCGCAGATCCTCCCCGCGCTCGGCGGCGCCGCTGGCGTCGCGGCCGCGGCGAAGGCCGTGTGGTCGTGGTGGACGCAGCGCGACGCCTCGCGCCTCGCGGCCGCCGCCACCGAGCGCGCCGCCCTCACCGCGGCGTCCACGTCGGAGCGCGCCGACCTCATCGCCGAGCTCCGCGCCTCCCGCGACGCGAGCGACGCGCGCGCGGCGAAGGCGCAGGAGCGCAACGAGGCGCTCGTCGCCGTGCTGCACGCGCTCACCTCCGAGGTGGCGAAGGGCAACGGCGCCGTGACCGCGCTCTCCGACGTGGTCAACGACCACTCGCGCCGCGAGGAGGAGTCGCTCGCCGAGATCCGCGCGCTGCTCCGCCTCTCGGGCCCGCCCACCGGGGAGCAGCCGCGCGCGAGCGTGGTGCCGTCCCCCGGCCGCGCCCCGACGCCGCCGCGAGGTGCGAGGTGATCGCCGCCGACGGCGACTCCGTGCTCGCGGCCATCGTCGCGCTTCAGGCCGTCACCACGGCCCGCGGCGCGGCGGCTGCGCACGTCCACGACCGCGCCCGCGAGATGCGCACGCGCCTCGACCGCGTCGCCCGCGACGGCGCCATGCGGCGCGCGGTGATGGTGGTGGACGACTCGCCCGCGGCCCTCTCCGGGCTGTGCGGCATCCTCTCCGGGATCGGCGCCCCGATCCTCGCCACGACGCACGACCGCACCGTCTCCGCGGGCCTCCTGCGCAGCGGCGCGGCCGAGGTGGTGCTCGTGCACGACTACGACGAGGTGCCGATGCGCTGGCGCTCCAACGGCCGCCCCGCGGTCGTGGTGATCGACGAGCACCTCGGCGACCACAGCGGCGCGGCGCTCGTGCACCGCCTGCCGCGCGGCCCCCGCGCCGTGCTCGTGACCTCGCACGACGGGGCGCGGGAGTCGCTCGACGACGCCGCCCGCGTGGTGCAGTCGGCCGCGGTCATCCGCACCGACTCGGGCGGTTGGACCGACGACCTCCGCGCCGAGGTGCTCCGCGCCCTCGACGACGCCTGCCCGCCCGCCGCGCCGTGACGCGCGCCCCCGCCTACCTCCTCCCGCCAGACCCCCGCCTCCGCGCGACCGCGCTTCCTTCCTTCCCCTCCGCCTCGCCCGCGCGTGCGATGACCCGCCGCGCCTCCACCAACGCCGCGCGCCGCGTGAGCGACGACGCATCCTCGCCGCCGAGCTCCGCCGCGCGACGCAGCAGCGCCTTCTCCGCGGGGCTCACGCGCACCTCAAGCCGCGCCGTTCGTTCGTCGCTCACGCGCGCATCGTAGCGCGGCCGCCGTTCACTTGCGCGCGGGAACGTGCGCGGGTACTGTACGGACGCGCGTACGGACGCCACGCAGGCGAGACGCGCGAGGGAGACAGCGCATGAGTGACGATCGGATCGCGGCGCTTGAGAAGCGCGTCGAATCACTGGAGGCGGCCGTGCGCATGATGGCCGCTGCCGCCGACGAGGCCGCCCGCATCCGGCAGGCGACCGACGACATCGCGGACGGAAAGACGCCGCCCGCCAAGTCAATCGTGGAGATCGACCGCGAGGCGGCGGTGATGGGTGCGGGCGCGATCCTGCGCGTGATCCTCGCGGCGGCCACGCCTGAGCAGCGGACGGCGGCCATCGGCGAGGGACAGCCCGCCGACGCTCTCGCGACCCTCGCCGGAATCGATCAGTTCGCGCCGCTTCACGACGACCTCATCGACCTGTCGGCGAAGGCGCGCGCCCACGCCCTGACGTGGGACGACCTCGGGGCGATGTCGTGATCCGCCACCTCGCCGCCCGCGCCCTGCGCTCCGTCGCCGACGCCCTCGACGGCGTCACCGAGTCCGACGTGATGGCGTGGCAGCGCGACATGGAGCGCAAGGTCGGCCGCCTCGCGCTCGAGCACGACCACACGCGCGCCGCCCTCGCCGCGATGCTGCGCGAGGGGATCGCGACGGCGGAGCGCGCGCCGGGTCACGCCGACATCGCCCGCCGCAACGGCGCGACCGTGGTCGCCGACCCCGCCGTCGCCCCCGTCACGCTCGCCCGCGCCCGCGAACTCCTGCGGTCGTTGGAGGCGCGGCCGTGACCCGCCCGCCCCCGCACACCGCCTGCGACGCGGTCGACGCCGCGCACCCGCCGCTGCACGGGCGCATCGGGAGGGGTCCGTGAGCGCGCTTCTCGTCGGCGTCCGCGCGGCGCTCTACTTCGTCGTGTCGTTCTACGTCGCCCGCGGCCTCGCGCTCACCGCGTCCCCTTCGTGGGGCCACTGGTGCGCGGGCTACGCGATACCCGCCGCGCTCGTGTTCCTCTACCTGCTCCCGCCCCGCAGCCCCCGCACGGAGACCGCCCGATGAGCTTCGACGACCACGACCGCTGCCGCCGTTGCGGCACCGACGACACCGCCTCGCACACCACCGCGGAGTGCGACCGCATCCTCCGCGAGCGCGCCGAGGCGCAGCGCCGCCACGACGCGACGCACGGCGCCGCCCGCTGCGGCCACGGCAAGGTCTGCGAGTGGATGCGCGACGCCATCGGCGAGTGCAACACCGGCAACGCGCGCAACGTGGTCTTCGCGCGGCGCGAGCTCAAGCACCCCGACACGCTGCGCATGGTCGCGCGCGTGCAGATGGCGATCGGGCTGCGCGAGCCCGACAACGTCCGCGCCTGCCCCGCGTGCGGCGGCGACCCCAACGAAGCCGCGCCGGTGATGCGATGACCCTTCGCCGAAACGAAGACCTCACATACACGCTGACGTGCGCCTGCGCCGCGTCCGTTACGGTCGGCGCGCCGTGGGCGTACGGATATTCGCAGGCGGTCGCTGCGAGGTGGTCAGCGCCATTCACGCGGCACAGCGAGCAACCCGACCTCTGCCCGACGTGCCGTGGCGAGTGGGAGAAGCGGATCGACGCTGAGCTCCGCGCTGAGGGCGTCGACGTGGACGGGCTGATCGCGGACGTGGAAGCGATCCGCGCGCGGGCGACCGGCGTCGGCCGACCGGCGGGGGACGCATGAGCGATCCCAATGATCCCGGCCCTGGCGAGCACTACGCCGACTGGCGGCGGCGCGTCGGTGAGGTGGCGCCCTACCGCGCTGCGCCGCGGGCGCCCTCGCCGTGGCTCCTGCGTCTCGACCGATGGCTTCCGCTGCGCGGGTTCGCGTGGTTCCGCCGTCGCATCGGCGGCGTGTGGGTTCACCTGTGGGCGCACCTCATGCCGGGCAGCGGGTGCGAGTGGTGGCACCGCGAGGGCGTCGACCCGCCCGTGCGCGTCACCTGCAAGGCGCTCAAGCGCGAGGTGTACCCGTGAGCCTCCCCGCCCTGCTCTCGCACCTCCCGGAGCGCTTCCGGTGGACGCTTCACAACCTCGTCGCGCACCCGCTCTCCGAGGTGCTCCACCAACTCGGCGCGCGCCGAGCGTCCGATGCGGTGCACGACCGCACCGTCCCCGCGCAGTCGTCGGAGCCCCGCGGATGACCGGCGAGTGCCCCAACTGCCGCCCCGGCGTGACCTGCGCCGCGTGCCTCGACGAAGGCACCGCGCCGTGTCCGCTGCACCCGCCGCGTCACGCGCCCTACGGCATCGAGGCGACGGCCGACGCCGACGCGCTGCGGGAGGCGCTCGACGCGCTCACGCCTTCGTCCGTCGTCGTTGCGGGGGACGTTCACGTCGCCTTCGTCGAGGCGGCGGGCGACGGGTGGCATCCTCCCTGCTTCGACCCGGCGAGCATTGCCGCCGCCGAGCGCGAGGTGTTCACCGCCATCGTCGGCAACCCCGCGTCCGAGGCCGATCCTCCGCGGTCGGGCCGCGTGCTTGCCGAACTTCACCGCGACCTCGTAGGGCGGTGCCGATGAACCGCCAGCAACGTCGCCACGTCTCGCGCCGCTACCCGCTCTGCCACGCGACGCCCGCCGCCGTCACGCCCTGCGCCCCGCGGTGGTCGCACTGGCGCGGCGCGTGGTGCCCCAACGGGCTGCGCGGCTTCGTGATGCCGCGACGCCTTCCCACCGCACAGAAGACCGCCCGATGACCCGCGCCCTCTACTACGACGGCCCCGCGTGCGCCCACAGCAACGGCACGGGCGACTTCTGCGTGTGCGGCCTCGGCGTGGGCACCGCGCCCGCGCTCTGTCCGCTGCACCCACCGCGTCACTCGCCGTACGGCGTCGAACTGACGGTGACGCGCAACGACCTCCCCACGGGCTGCGCGGTGACGCCGCCGCCCACGGGGCCCGCGCTCGTTGGCGTTCCCGGCGTGCCCGTCATCCGCACGCCCGAGGACGCCGCGCGCCTCTACGGCGTGCCCTCCGACCCCTACGACGCGGCGTGCGAGACCCTCGCGCGCTTCGCCGCGCAACCGCCGCCCGTGTCCGTGAAGGTGAACCGATGACCCGCCCCGCCCTCATCCTCTGCCTCGCGCTGACCGCGTGCCCGAAGCTGCCGCCCGTCAGCGGCTGCGCGCCGCTCTCGCAGCGGTGCGACGGCGACCGGCCGCAGGTGTGCTCGCCCTCGCAGCGCTGGCACTTCGTGGGCGACGAGCCCTGCGGCGCCACGCCGGGGCAGTCGTGCGCCGTCCGCAACGGCGTCGCGGGGTGCGCGCGATGATGACGCCCCGCGACGCGATCGTGCGCCTCCGCCTCGCCGATCTGCACACCGACGTGCCCTGCGCCGCGACCGCGGCGATGCAGGGCGACACCCGCGGCGTGACGGTGCTCCCGCTGGGGCCCGACACCAGCGGCCAGACCATGACCCTCTACGGGCGCGCCGCGCGCCGCCTCTCCCTGGAGACCCGCCGATGATCACCCTCGACACCGCCCGCGCCTGCGCGCGCGACCTCGCCGCCGCGCGCGGCGCCCTCATCGTCGACCCCGACGACGCCCGCCCGTGGCTCGCCACGCTCGAGGGCGCCGTCTCCCTCATCCCCGGCGCGGGCCCCGTGCTCGCCACCGTCCGCGGCCTTCTCGCGGGCGCCGCGGAGAGCGTCGCGGGCCTCGCCGTCCCGTCGCCCTGGGGGACCGCGATCCTGCTCTCGCCGCGCGCCGTGGTCGACGGCCCCGCGTACCTGTCCACCGTCGTGCACGAGATGGTGCACGACGCCCAGGCGAAGGACGTGGGCGCCGGGCAGGTGGCGGTGGACTACCTCAACGCCGAGCTGCGCGCGCTGCGCGAGGCCGAGGCCGGCGGCGTGGGCCTCTTCGCGCGCTACCTCGTCACCGGCGTGCGGCCCTCGCCCGACGACGCGGGCGTCGTGCGCAGCTCGATCTACCACCTCGACGCGGGCGACCGGGCCTTCGCGCGCGCGGTGGTGGCGAGCTCGCTCCTCCCGCTTGACGCGGGCGCCGTGCCCGCTCACTCCGTCGCGCGGGCCGTGCTCGCCTGGCTGCGCGAGCACGCGCCGGAGGCGATCCTCGCCGAGGCCTACGCGGCCCGCCCCACGGTGACGCCGTGACGCTCCGCGGCCCCATCGTGACCTTCTGGGGCGGCGACGGCGCCGAGGCCGAGGTGCGCGCGTCGGCCGACCTCCTCCGCACTGCGCAGCCCCGCGCCGTGCAGCTCCACACCTGGACGCCGGGGCCCGCCGCGTCGCTCGTCCGGCAGATCGTGCCCGGCGTCGAGGTCGTCGTCGGCGTCGGCATCGACGGCATCGCGCGGGAGGCCGTCCAGCGCGGCGACGCCTTCGCCCCCGCCGTGCGGACCTTCGTGCAGCTCGCCGAGCGGGCCACCGCGATCGGCGCGCGCGCGATCGTGTGGAACGCCGAGGCGGGGTGGAAGCGGCCGCCCACGTCGGCCGAGGCCGCGACGCTGGCGCGGGTGATCCGGGAGGGGACGCGCGCCGTCGCGACCGCCTTCCCGCTGCTCGAGCAGCACCACACGGCCTACGACCACCCGACCTATCACTCCACGTACCCGTGGCGCGCCTGGCTCGGCGAGGGCTCGCCCGTCGTCGCGTCGTGGCCCCAGGTGTACGCCGCGCCCGGCGGCGACTTCCGCGCCCACCGCGGCGCCCTCGACGCGCGCGAGGCCCGCGCGCTCTCGTCCTGGGAGGCCGCGATCCGCGCGGGGTGGATCACCCCCGACGACCCCTCGACGCCCGTGCGGGAGGGGGTCGCGTGGCGCCCGTACCTCCAGCTCCACCACGTGCCGGCGGCCGACACGATCGCGGCGGCGCTGCGCCACGACGGCGCGATGCTCTGGGCCCTGCGCTCCCGGAGCGACGACGACGGCCGCCGCGCGGTCGCCGCGCTCTGCGCGCTCGACGCCCTCGGCTTCTGGCGCCCCGGCGGCGTCGAGGCCTTCCAGCGCGACCGCGGGCTGAAGGTCGACGGCATCGCCGGCCCCGCGACCCTCGCCGCGCTCGGCGTGGCGATCTGAACAGCAACACCCGGCCCGCGCGGTGCGGGTCGTTCACACGGAGAAGACCATGGAAGACCTCATCCCGAACCCGAAGCCCGCCGTGGGCGCCACCGTCTACTACCGGCTCCCCGAGGGCGGTCGCAACGCGGGCCGCCTCCGCCCCGCGATCGTCGTCCGCGTGTGGAGCGACACCTGCGTCAACCTCCAGGTGTTCACCGACTCGGACAACGACAACCTCCCGCCGGTCGTGTGGAAGACCTCGGCGGTGAAGGGCGACGGCCCCGGGCAGTGGAGCCCGCGCGCGGCGTAGCCCCGCCCACCTCTGCCGGTTCCGGTCACGTTGCCGTGGCGCATCATCCGATGCCCGCGCGCAACGCCCGCCCTTCGACGGCCGCCCGCGTCTGCGGGAGCCGAGCCGTCAGCCCGCCCCGTCCTGGGGCGAGGCGAATCCCCACTCGACTTGGTTACCAGCGCGAACCGACACGCCCGAAGGCGTTTCGGCGCGAGGTGGACTACACCGGCGCTGAGGTTTCCAAGGTAGTCCACCGCGAAACGTCTTGCTGGAAGGGCTTTCGGCGCGAGGTGGAAACTAGGGCCGTTCACGCGACGATGGCGCCGCGACCTAGTTTCGACCGAGGATGTTCACGGGGAGGGCCGAGTTGTTCACGCGGGGCGGGGTTCTGTTCAGCCGCCGCGATGGGCGCGATCGACGCCTGACACTCGCCGGGTGACACCGCCCGGCAGACCCCGTCGCGCCCGGGAGCCTCTGCCTCGCACGCGCAACGCCCGGGCGGTCTCGCGAAGCCCCCGCCTCCCTCACCGGAGCGCGGGGGCTTCGTCTCATGGTCGCGACCCGAGCAGCGGCGGTAGTCCCCGGTGGTGGCGATGGACGAGCGAGAGGCCCCACCAGGGGTGGTTGTGGAGTTCGCGGTCCTCGTCGCCGCGGCGGAAGCGGTGCAGGAAGAGGCGCCCGAGGGCGGGCCCGAGGTCGAGCACCTTGTAGCGCTCGAGGAAGGTCGAGCCGTCGACGCCCACGATCTCCCGCATGGGGAGCCGGGCCGCGGCGCGCTCGAGCAGGTCGGAGAGGATCCGCTCAACCACGGTGCGCCTCCACGACCTTGAACTCGACCCGCCACACCCGCGGGTTCGCCGACCACGGCGCGTCGCCCGCGTGGAGCGAGTCCCAGAGCTCGGCGAAGCGCTCCCGCGGGCTCGTCGCCCCCGCGCTCCCGTCGAGCGCGAGCACGCCTTCGCGCGCGGCGTCGGCGTCGTCGATCGCGTGCAGCGGCTCCTCGCGCACGCCCACGACGAGGAGCCGGATGCGCGCGTAGCACTTCGGCATGAAGCGCGCGTGTCGGCGGCGCCACCCATCGGGCACCGGGGCGGTGGAGCCGTAGACGACGAGGACGGCGGGGGTCGTCTTCCACGCCTCGGTCGCGGCGTCGGGGATGGCCCACGCCTCGCGCACCCACAGCAGGTCGCCGGGGCGCGCGTCGGGCGCCTCCAGGCGGCGGGTGACGGTCTTCGCGCCCGCGAGGAGCGCGCGGACCATCGGCGGGGAGAACAGGATGCCGTGCTCAGCCACGGGGAACCTCCTCGATCGTGACGTTGGGGAGCGGTCACGCATGGTCGCGACCCGAGCAGCGGCGGTAGTCCCCGGTGGTGGCGATCACGTCGAGGTGACCGCACCACAGCCCGACGTGTGTGACGCGACGAGGCGAGCGGACGGTGAGCGCGGCGCCGCAGCGGCAGCGCGCGGCGGTCGTGGCGGGCGGTGTGGCAGTCGTCATGGTGCGTGGTCTCCTCAATGCCCCAAGCCCCGGGGCTCGCGCCTGCGGGGCTGTGTGCGTCCGGCGCGGGGCCGGTGGGGCGGTGGTGTCACCCGCCGTGGCGGTAGCCCTCGACGAGCGCGGCGACGGCCGCCCTGCGCTCCTCGTCGTCGGCGAGCTCCGCGAGGTCGCCTTCGTGGTGCGCGGCGAGGGCCGACGCGAGGTCGGCGTCGCTGATGGGGTCGCCGTGACCGGCGGCGCGGTCGTCGGCCTCGGCCTCGGAGCCGAGGCGGCGGAAGCGGGCGGTGAGGGTGCTCATGGTCTCGTGTCTCCTGCGTTGCTGACGGCCATCGTCAGGCGCGGCCACACCGCGCGACGCGCGCCCCGGAGGGCGGCGTTTCGGCCTTGCGGGTCAGACGGCGCGGAAGCGCCACGACTCCCACGCGCTCGCGTCGCAGCCGGCGTGCGCGCAGTCGTCGAAGATCACGGGGCGACCGACGTGCGACGAGACGAACGCCTCGATCTCGGCCGTGGGGTACGCGAGCGCCGAGGGCATCGCGGAGAGGTCGGGGCCGCCGTCCTCGATGCTCGGGTACGACACCGTCGCGCTCCACCGCGGGAGCGAGGTGTTCGCCTCGCCGTCGAAGGTGACGGTGAAGTGGGTGCCGTTGTGCTCGATCGTGGTCTTGGTCGTCATGGTCGGGGCTCCTGTTCGTCTCCGGCGTCTCTCGCCGTCGACACCCGGTTTATACGGCCGCAGTGTCCGTATAGCAATGCTCTTTTCGAGCGATTCGTCTAAGTGCGCGGATTCGCTGCGATCTTTCGTGCGCGCCCCGCCCTCGCCCGCGCCATCCCCCCACCCCGCGACCTCGTCCACCCCACGGGGACGGCCGGGCCCTCTGCGTCGAGCTCGTCGAGCACACGCCGCAGCGTCCGCTCGCCGATCCCGACGGCGGCGGAGAGCGCGCCCGGCGAGGCGCACGACGGGCCCGCGAGGGTGAGCCGGCGGCGGAGTTCGGCGAGGGCCTCCGCGCGCGTCTCGGGGAGCGTGCGGGCGGCGAGGACGAGGGAGACGGGCGAGTCGGCGGAGAGGGCCACGCGGGGAGTATACGGCCACGGTGGCCGCGTGTCACTGGACGCGAAGCGGGCGGGATCTGACGGCCCGGTCCCCGCCGTCACCGACCGAGCCGCCGCCGCACCGCGGTACCGTCGGTCCACGCGATCGCTCGGCCTGCTCGGGCGTCACGCTGCCCTCCGTGCGCGCTGCGGGCGCGCGGCGCGGTACCGCAGGATCCGCGCGGGGACGTAGTCCTCGCCGCGGGCGGCCGCGCGGCACCAGGCGCAGGCCACCGGGCGACCGCGCAGCGCGCTCTCCGACCAGCAGGTGATGCAGCCGCGCGTCACGGGCTTGCCTCCCCCACGTCGACCCAGCGGCCGCCGCGGACAGCGCGGTTGCTCGCGATGACGCGCGCGCCGTCGGCGAGCTCGAGCTCGACCTCCAGCCGCGTCCCCTCGTGCCGGGTCTCCCGCCGCTCCAGCCCGGCGATGACGGCCTCGGCGTGGCGCACGTCGGAGACGCACGACACCGACCAGCCGAACCCCGGCCGCTCCACGTGCATCAGCCACGCGCGGACCATCACACCACCTCGAGGCGGGCGCGCGCAGCCCGGCGAGGCGTTGGAGCACCCCGCGAGCGTGGGCCACGTCGCGTCGGTCCACTGGATCTTGCTGCCGTCGCTCATGCTGCCCCCGTGAGCGCCTCGCGCCCGTCGTTCGCCGCGCCGCCGCGCCGCAGGTTCGCGCGCACCAGCGCGCACGCGAGCACCGCGCACACGCTGTTGCCGCAGAGGTCGATCACCTTCGGCCCGTCGATCACCTCGCGGTTGAGCTTGTGCATCGCCGCGAGCTGGTCGGTCGCCCCGCGCGTGGCGTAGAGCACCTCCTTCCCGTTGAGCCGCAGGAAGGCGAAGGGCTGCGCGTGGGGGTTGAGCCCCAGGCCCTCGCACATCTGCACGTAGAACTTCGCGCGATCGGCGGGCCCGAGGCCCGAGAGGTCGCCGCGCATCACCAGCGACTCGATCACCTTCGTCCCCGCCGCGCCGCCCACCTGGAACGTCGCGCGCCCCGGCGCCCCCGCGCCGGCCTTCGCTTCAGAAGTCATCGCATTCCTCCTCGTCGTCCGCTTCCGTGCGCTCGTCGACGACCTCGAGCGCGACCTCCCAGATCCAGTGCCCGTCGTCGTCGAGCGGGCCGCCCTCGTCGTTCACGCCGAAGTGGTCGGCGCACGACTCCGCGAGCTTCGTGGCCGAGAGCTCCCCGCCGTCGGTGACGTCGTAGTCGCCGTCGCCGTGCCTGGCGCAGTCGGCCTCGGCGCGCATCCACGCCTTCGCGGCTTCGCGCGTGAACTGCCCGGCGGTCACCGCGCGCCGCCCTTCCGCGCGAGCTCCGCGCGCATCTCGCGGCACCACTTCTCCGGGAGCGGCCGGCGGTCCTCGTCGATGTCGCCGCACACGAGCGCGGCCGCGGCGACGGCCTTGTCGAGGTCCCCCGTGGCGAGGGCCTCGGCGACGTCGCAGGTGTTGCCCCGGCCGGGGCCGTCGATGTCGCGGGCGATGGCCTCCCACGCCTCGCGGTCGTCGAGGGCGGCGCGCGCGATGAGCACCTTCGCGCAGTGCTTCTTGTAGCCGCCGGCGCCGTCGAGGATGAACGCGCGGAGCAGCTCGAGGCGGTCGTCGGGCGGCGGCGGGACGCAGGGGCGCGGGTCGGGCCCGACGACGAGCTCGTGGCCCGGGGGCACGCGCGTGGGCCAGCGGGTGGCGTCGCAGAGGTCGGCGGTCGACGTGACGGGAGGGGGCAGCATCACGGCGCACCGCCTTCCGCGCGCTCGAGGGCCGCGTACGCGTTGCCCTGCTGGTAGAGCGAGAGGTCGCAGCGGTCGCTCTGCACGCGCGACCACGCGCCAAGGCGGTCGATCACGTCGACGTCGGGCTTGCGGTCGACCTCCTCGGCGGCGGCGAGCGCGGCGTAGTAGGCGCACCGGAGGGCGAAGGGCGAGGGCGACATCACGCCACCTCCGCCAGCGCCACGACGCAGGGGTTGAACGCGTCGCGGTCGTCGGACGGGAGCCGCCCGTGGAAGAGGCGGCCGTCGTCGTCGAACTGCTCGGGGGTCGCCTCGGCGTCGAGGGCCGCGAGCGCCTCGTCGGCGCGGCAGGCGGCCCACTCGCGGAGGTCCGCGAGCTCGGCGACGCAGAGGCCGCAGGCGCAGTCAGGGTCGGGGGTGTGGGCGGGGTCTCGGTCGGTGGCGAAGGTGTTGACCACGGGTAGCTCCGTCGGCCGCCGGTATGGGTGGCGGGGACGGGCTAAACATTACCCATGGTAGCTACACTGTCAATACCCAAAGTAGCGACACCATCCGGGGCACTACTTTTTGGCAACACGGGAGGGTGCGCCACTACTTTGGGTATTGACTGCGGTGCGGTTATCACTACCATTGGCAGGCATGGACACCGAATTCTCCCGACGCCTCGCGGCCGCCCTGAGCGAGCGGGGCGCAACGCAGGCCGGCCTCGCGCAACACGCGGGGGTCAACCCGTCGACCGTCTCGCACTGGGTGACCGGGCGCCGCGAGCCCGACCTCGACACCATCAACGCGGTCGCCGGCTTCCTGCGGGTGAACCCCGCGTGGCTGGCCTTCGGTGAGGGCGCGATGTCCGCCGACGACGCCGCGCCGCCCGCCGCCGACGCCAACGCCACGCAGATCGACGGCACGCCCTCGCACGGGCGGAAGCCTGCCGCGCGCGCCGCCCGCGGGTCCACTTCGCAGCGGGACGACGACGACGCCCCCGCCTCCGACCTCACCGTCGAGCGCGAGGGCTTCGACCAGCGCGCGGAAGGGGCCGCGGCGTGAAGGCCCTCGCCCGCACCCTGACGCGCGACCTCCGCGCGCTCGCCCTGACGCTGGTGATCCTCTTCGGGCGCCGCGTCGCCACCGCCGCCGCGCGGCTCGCGGGCCGGAGGGCCTCGTGAGCGCCGGCCGCCGCGCCTCCGTCGACCGCTTCGACGACCGCGACCGCAAGCGGATGGTCGCGACCTACCTCGACACGGGCCTCGTGCGCGCCATCGTCGACCGGTGGGGCGTCTCTGACGGCTACGCCCGCTCGGTGCTGCGCGACGCCGGCCTCAACCTCCCGCGGGGGCGCCGATGACGCGCGCGCGCAGCACCAACCGCACGTGGTGGAGCATCGACGATGAAGGGGACGACTGATGGCGCGTGACCTCGCATCGCTCGACGCCCGCCTCGCGGAGCTTCAGGCGCTGCCGCCCGACCCGCGCGAAGGCATCTACGCCGTGAGCGCCGAGGCCGCGGAGACGGCGCGCATGATCGGGCGCCTCATGCTCGCGCTCGGCAGGGCGCCGCACTGCTTCCCGGGGCCCGACAGGGTGCCAGCGGACGCGACGTGCGGCGGCTGCACCGTCGAGGTGGACGAGGTCGACGTGTGCGTCGCGAGCGACGGGCGCGTGGTGAGCGTGGTCACGTTGATGGAAGGGGACGAGTGATGGACGAAGGGCTCATCATCAACGGGCGGCGCGTCGCCGTCCCCGGCGTGCGCGTCGTGACGTGGCTCGACGACGAGCGCATCCCGCGCGTGACGAAGGTCAACCGCCGCCGCGCCTCCGCGGTGTCCGCGGTGGTGCTGCACACCTCGCGCGGCGTCGTCGGCGCCGTGCGCGACGGGGCGGGCGACGACGGCAAGGCGCTGCGGCTCGCGCGCTACCAAGCGACGGGCTCGCGCGAGGCGTCGTGGCACCTCACCGTCGGCGGCGCGGGCACCGTCTACCAGCAAGCGGATCTCGCCGACGACGCGACGTGGCACGCCTCGCAGGCGAACCCCTGGAGCGTGGGGATCGAGTGCGCCCAAAGCGCCGACACGCCCGACCTCACGCGCGCGCAGGTCGACGCCTGCGTCGCCGTCGTCCGCGCCATCTGCGAGGCGCTCAACATCCCTCGGCGCGTGCCCGTGCGGGCGCACGACGGCGGGGCCTCGTGGTCGCCCGAGTCCGCGCCCGTGAAGGCGTGGCAGCCCCGGAAGCAGGGCGGCGAGTCGCGCGCGGCGTCGGGCGTCATCGGCCACCGCAACCTCACCCGCAACCGCGGCCCGGGCGACCCCGGCGACCCGCTCATGCTCGCGCTCCTCGCGGCGGGTTTCGCGGGCGTAGCGCCCGAGGCGATGACCGTCGGCACCATCCGCCACGCGGATGACGCGCCGACCGCGCAGCCCGACGACTCGCACGACGAGGACACCGACGCTCCGCAGTGGCCGCCGCTCCCGTCGTGGCTCGACCCCGCGCTCGAAGTGGACGCCTCGCGCGACCTCCCCGACGACCTCGCGGCGTTCGTGCGGGCGCAGTGGGCGGTGCTCGCCGCCCTCGGCGTGAGGGGCGACCGCGCCGCCGAACTCATCGCGCACGCGGCGACGGAGTGCGGGCGGGGGCGCAGGGCGCACGCTCACAACCTCGGCGGCATCAAATTGCGCGAGGCTGAGAACACCGAGCACAAGGCGAAGCACGGCCGCGGGCTGGCGTGGTGGCGCGACCTCGGGCACGTCGACGCGGGCGACGACGACGTGGTGTATTACCGCGGCTTCGACGACGACGCGGACTTCTGGCGCTACCTGCTCAAGACGCGCGTCGGCACCCCCGGCGCCGCGCCGACGAAGGAGCGGTACGCCGAAGCCTCGCGCGTCTTCTGGAGCGCCGACCCGTCGGGCTGGATGCTCGCGCTCCTGCTCGCGGGCTACCGGGGCGACACCCGCCGCCGCGAGGCCGAAGCGCAGGGCGATGCTCACCCGTCCGCGGTGGCGCACCGCAACCTCGTCGCTCGTGTGCGGGGGATGCTCGCGTGAGGCTCGCGCTCGCCCGCTGCATCCTCGCGGTCGGCGCCGCCGTTGCCCTCGCGGGCGTCGGCGTCTGCGTCGCGGCGACGCTCCTGCACCCGGAGGCGATGGAACTGTGATCCGTTGGGCGCTCCGCATCCTCGCGGGCCTCGTCGGCGTTCGCGTGCAGAAGTTCGAGGTGTCCGTCGCGAAGTGGCCGAAGGAAGCGGAGCACAACGCGGGCGACCGCTACCTGCGCGTCTACGTGTCGATCATCGCCCTCGGGCGCTTCTCGGACTTCGAGGTGAGGCTGTGATCGCCGTCCCCGAAGGCGCCGCCGACGTGCGCCGCTACGTCGCCCGCGTGTTCGAGGTGGTGCGCGGCGCGCTCGTGCTCAACCTCTGGTGCGCGTGCCCCGCGTCGCTCGCCGACCTCGTGGCCCACGCCGCCGCGAACGGGGGTTGCGTCAACGACCCCGCGAGCGGAGAGCCCGACATCTTCGCGAGCGTCGACCCGCGCCAGCGGGGCGTGACCGTCCGCGGCGACGTGGCCTTCGCAGGCGCCGCCGTCGAGGTGGTCACCTACTCCCACGGCGGCGAGGAGCGTGCGGTTGTGGCGTCGTCGCCCGCCGTGGTCACGGAGGGGCGCCGATGACCCTCCCTCGCCCCACGCTCCGCGCCCTGCACCCCATCGACCGCCTCACGCGCCTCGGCGCCGAGGGCTACGCCGACCGCTGCAAGCGATGCCGCGCCGCCACCGTCCACCGCCTCGACGCGGGGCTGTGGCGCTGCGAGTGCGGCGCCTCGCGCCCGTTGCTCACGCGGCACGCGACGCCGTGGTGGCGCTCGCCGCCCGAGGCCGCCCGCGCGCCGTGGCCTGGCGACGGCTGCGGCGAGCTGTTCGGCGACTACGGAGACGACCCTTCCCGGTGAAACGAGACCCCATGCACGGACCCCTCGCCCGCGCGCTCGCCGCGCTGTGGCCGTACCTCGACGCGCTCCCCGCCGCGGAGGTGGCGGCCTTCGAGCGCCGCGCCGCGATCGTCGAAGCCGCGGCCGTCGACGCCGACGTGGACGTCGCCACCCTCGCGGCCGTCTGTTGGCAGGAGACGCGCCTCGGGGCCCCTCGCCGCGGCGACATCAGCGCGCGCCCATACGCCTCCCTCTGCGGCGTCAGGATCGCGCACCGCTACGTCGCCGACGACGCGCGCTCCGCCGCCATCGCGGCGCGCTCGCTCGTGCGCCACCGCGCGCGCTGCGGGTCGTGGCCCGCCGCCGTCGCCGCCTACCGCACCGACGGGCGCTGCGGCGACGGGCGCGGCCGGGGCTACGCCGCCTCGGCGCGTGCGCTCGCGCGCAGGCTCGCGGCGCGGTACGCCTGCGAGCGCGAGGGGCGGCTCGACGGGTGCGACGAGGCGCCGCCCGCGGTGGACGCGGGGACGCCGCAGGGGTAGGCTCCTTCCGTCGCGCAGCCCCGCGCCGAGCTTCCCGCCTCCGGGCGTGCGGCGTCTGAGGCGCGAGGGCTGCGACACCGCAATCACCGTCCGTGTGACCCTCCACCGAAGCGCCGCACTCCCTCTGACGCCTCGACCCCGGCACGCTCGCGCGTCCGGGGTGTTGTGCGTGCCGCGGCGTGGCTGCGGGTGGTGGTGTCAGGCGGCGCCGCGGATCTTCGGCGAGTCCTCGAACCGCTCGACCGACGCCATCCCGCGCACGATCACGACGGCGCCGTCGATGAGCCCGCGCCGCACGTTGTCGTTGTGGCGCCAAGTGCGAGACGACGCCGCGGCGGGCGTCAACGGACCCTCGAACCATTCGAGGCGGCCGCTGTTGTCGGTGTAGACGGCGTAAAGGTCGCTCATGGTCGTTGCTCCTGTTGCGGCTGCGGGCGGTGGCTCAGACGATCACTTCCTCGACGGCCTCGACGCTGCACCGCGCCCACACGTCGCAGCCGTCGGTGCCCTGCCCCGGGAAGAGCGCGACGCACTCGGCGCCGACGAACTCGCCCACGGTCTGCGCGCGGTCGCGGAGGTCGTCGTCGAGCGCGTCGAGCTCCGCCGCGTCGTCGCTGTCTTTCGTGATGTGGAGTTGGTCGTAGACGCCGAGGTTGCCGCCGCACGCGGCCGACTCGCGGCAGAGGCGGGCGAAGACGGCGGGCGCCACCGCGAGGCGGTTCGCGGGGATGTGCTCGTCGGTGCGGGTGGCGGCGAGGGTGACGAGAACGGCGGCGGTGTTCGTGGTCATGGTCGTTGCTCCTGTGCGTCGGGCGGCGGTCAGTTGGCGATGGAGCCGGCGACGTCGCGGCAGAGGCGCTCCTCGTGGCGGCGCCCGAGCGGGCTGCGGCGCGAGACGCCGCGGCGGGCGGAGCAGGCGTCGGCGGCGTCGGTCGGCCACGCGGCGTCGAAGGGCTCGCACTTGTCGGCGACGTGGCAGAGGGAGTCGCGGTCGTTGAGCGTGCAGGTCGTGGTCGTCATGGTCGTTGCTCCTGTGTCGTCCGGGCTTCGTTGCCCTGACGAGTGAGAATCTAGGCCCGGCGGCCATGAATGTCACGATCTATTTTCGGGGGCTCTGTCGATTTCTCAAAACTCCTTCCCCGCAGGCGTTTCCGCGCGGACCTTCCGCGGCGCCCCCGCCTTCCTCTGCGGCAGAGGCGCCCCCGCGCGCCTGCACGCACGACCGAGGGTGCTTGCGTCGGTGCCGAGCGCGCGGGCGGCGGCGCCGTAGGTGGGCTGCGTCCGCGCCCACGCGGCGAGCGCGCGGACGCCGTCGTCGCCGCGCTCACGGCGGGCGTCGGCGAGGGAGGGGAAGGGGGGGTGCATGGCGCGGATCTTAGGCCGTGCGGCCGTGGCCGTCCAGCCTAGAGGGTTTCAGTGATGTCAGGGCCCGGGGCGTGTGCCACGGGAACGGAGCTCACGGGGGAACTCCTGCACGCGGAGGCCGTTGGGCCATTCGGCCGGGTCGTCGCCCTTCGGCGCGCGGAGGTCGCACGCCATCGGCCGGAGCTCGCGCCCGAGCCTTCGCGCCTCGTCCAGCGTCGGGTCCCCCGCGTCGCGCCGGAACGCCACGCGCTTGCCGCCCGGGGCCATCACGTCCACGTGCTTGGAGTCCACCGCGTTCGCGCCCATCTGTTTCACGAACACCGGCACGCCCGCGGCCTTGCACTGCGCGACGATGACCCGCGCCCACTGCATGTCGAAGGTGCGCGCGCCGGGGCCGCTCTCGCCGCCGACGATCACCCACTGGAGCCCGCGGGCGGCGGGCGTGTCCTCGGCCTCGGTCGCGCCGCACCAGCCGCGCAGCGCGTCGAAGACGACCTCGCCCGGCGGGCCGCCGGGGATGACCCGCTCGATGACGCGGGTCAGGTTGACCGCTTCGAGCAGCGGCTCTACCGACAGGAACCGCACGCGCGCGGGCACCGCAAGCAGGTGCGGGATGCGCTCGGCGGCGCGGCGCTGATCCTCGACGGTGCAGCCCACCCAGACGTGCGCGGGCCACGACGTGAGCCACGCGGGCGGGACCATGCGGAGGATGTTGGCGGGGCGCTTCGTCAGGAGCTGCACGTCGAGGGACGTGAGCGTCGCGAGCAGCGCCAGGGCCTCCGCGCGCCACGGCGCCACCTGGGGGTGATCTTCGAACGCGTCGGCCATGCTCGAAACAAACACCCGCTTGCGCACGCCCGACGCGGCGGCCTCGTCGTTCCACCTCACCACGTCGCGCCAGATGCCCTTCATCCGCACGCGCTCCGTCGTCGAGGGCGGCCCCCACACCGGGAGCTTGCGGCGCGTCACCGCGAGCTGCTCCGCGTAGCAGCGCTCACACCCGGGGCTCACCCGCTGGCAGCCCCACCAGAAGTTCGCGGTACCGTCGGTCCACGCGATGCCCGTCTCCTGTCCCATTACGCGGCTCCGGTCAGCGCCTCGGGGCGCTCGTAGAGGTTGGCGGCGACGACGGCGGCGGCCTTGTGCTTACACACCGAGTT